GCGGTGCCGAGCGTCTTGTCGACGCTCGCCGTGGCAACGGTCGTGGACGATGTCGCCGTGATCGTGAGCCTGTACTTGGTGCCGTCCGTGTCCGTCAAGACGATGACGTCCCCGACATCGGTCGTGGTTGGCCACGCGAACGTGGTCGCGCTGGCGGTGATCGTGAGGGTCGCCGCCGGCGTCCAATCGCTCGCGGTCGTGACGGTCACGGTCGTTGCCGTGGTGTTCGTGCCGTCGTAGGTCAGGCCGCTGTCAACAAAGAACGCATCCTCGAGCGCGTCGAAGTTTCGCGACGCCATGCGCTCGACGTACCGCTTCGTCAAACCACCGATGGTGCGGTTGACCACGACGTACAGGTAGTCCTCGTCGCCCTCGGAGACGACCGTGCAGCTCTCGAACGCGCCGTCAGTCTGGTGCTGGTGCCACGCGCCGACCTGCTGCTCCGGGATGTACGTCAGCCCGAGCAGCTTGCCGCTCGTTGACACGAACCACAGCAGCGGCTGCGGAGCCTTCGCGTAGCACATGTCAACGATCTCAAGGTCGTCGAACAGGTGCGCCGCACGGATCGACAGGTCGCCCGTGATGAACCCGCTCGACTGCCAGGAGTAGCCGAGTTCGCGCACGTGGCCGCCGCGAGCCGCGCAGTAAACGACCGCGTTGTTCACGACCACGGGCTGCACGTTGTTCGATCCGATGTACGACTGCGGACGAACCGAGATCGTGGTCGGAGTGAGCGCGTCGCTGTTGATCGGCGAGACGCGCCACTCGGCGGCGTTGGTCAGCGCCAGCAGCTGCGTGAGCGGGACGAGGTGCTGGATCGTGTTGTTCTCGCGCGCGGCGACCTTGATGTTGATGCGGTCGGTGTCGAGCAGCGGAGTGTGGTAAATCATGGAACTCTCGGTTCCGGACTCCGTGAACCACATCGACTGCGGTGCCGCGTTCGGGCCGGCGAACACGCGGCGCTGCTCGTAGTAGGCGACCGCTCTCGGATATTGCGTGTCGAGCGAAATGTCGTTGTTCGGGAACGTCACGCCGAGATCCGGCGCGATGTTGTTGTCCTCGAACGATGTACCCGTCGTCGTCCCGATCAGGGCAGCGATGAATCCGGGCGTTTCCTTGTAGATGCGGTACGAGGCTGCTCCGGATACCGCCGACCACGAAAGCAGGTTGTACGAACCCGGAACGTCGAGATTGTTGAACACGGATCGCAGATCGATGTCCGTACTCTCGCGGCCGTCTGCCGTGACCGACGTCACGCGGTACGTCTGCTTCGGGTACGCAGTCGATCCCGGCTGCACATAGCCGCCGCTGACGTATGCGCCGAGGGTCGCCGTGTTGATCTGCTGCCCGGTGTCGTACCTCTTGATTTGGAACGTGTTCGCAGTTACGCCGAAGACTGTATAGAAGTTGTTGTTAATCGTGTTCGGGTTGCTGAACGTCAACTCGCCGACGAAGACGACGTCGCCGTTCGCTAATCCGTGATCGGTCACCGTGGTGAAGATGCCCGGACTGCCGATGGCTACCGCCGTGATGTTGAGCGCACCGCCACGGTACGGGGTTCCGGTGATCGGCGAAGGCGAGTTGATCGGCGAATAGAAGCTGATGCTCGTCAGCGTCCAATCCGTCGCGCCGTACCGACGCAGCTCGCGCGCGGCATAGGACGGATGGACGAGCGTGACGATGTCGCCGCTCTGCACGTAGTGGATGTCGAACAGGTCTGCCGCAGCGTATGGGTTCGGGATCTCGAGAATCCCCGCCGGCATCGCGTACCAGTAGGTTGCGTTCGGCGGCGCGTTGCCCGTGGTTGCCGCGATGCAGTAGTAGTTCACGCCACCGCTCGCGACGAGGTCGCCGACGTCATATGCGGTCGCGCCGTTGTAGGCGGCAGGCGTTCCCGGCCCGACAGTCGCTCCCTGCGTGTGGAACCGGAAATACCCGGCTCCCATCTCCACGACCAGCGTCTGGGTCGGGCTGAACTGGAACGGGATCAGGCGGGTCGCGGACGCGCTGTTCTTCACCTCGCGCACGAACGCGAGGCCGGGACGGTTCTCCACCGCGCCCTGCGGGAGCGCGATGAAGTTGAGCATCGTCGATGCCCCCGTCTGGTACTTGGCGTCGTCGATGCGCCCGAACATCTCCGGGCTGATCTCGCCGCCTGCGAACGAGCGATAGTACGTCCGGGTGCTTGGCATCGGTCAGCGTCCTGAAGTCCAGGGGACGATATGTTCGACCTTGACGTCGCGCTGGTTCGCGTCGGACGCGCGCGCCTGCTGAAGATACAGCAGCATCATCTGCGCGCAACGCTTCGCCTCGGCAGCGCCCTGGTCGCCCTTGATGACGGGGCCGGCGAGCATCGACGCGAGGTGCCACGACAGCGCCATCGTGAACAGCGGGTCGAACTTGGTCGGGTCGTTGACGAGCGCCTGGTACCGCAGGAGCGCGTTCTCTTGGTCGGTGTACAGAACCTTGTTCCCGAGCGTGTCAGTCTCGATGGAGTACCGCTGCGGCACGTACTGCCCAGCGGCCAGCATCGGCGAGAAGTTCGCGTTGTAGTACGGGTATTCCGCCGGCGAGAAGCGCGTCGAGTAGTCGTTCTGCGCCTCGGGCGGAAGGACGGCGACGGCGGTCATCATGTCGCCGGGAACCGCGTATGCGTACTTCCACATCGTGTACGGCATGGTGACCTGCGCGAGCGAGGCTCGGCGCGAGGCGAAGTTCCATGCGTGCGTCTGGAGGAGGGTGTCGCGCGCGATGGGGTAGAACCGCGCGCAATGCTCGGCCTGTGCCGATCCCTCCGGAGGGTCGATGCTGGCGACGGTCGCATCGTCCCCGAGGTGCGCGAGCGCGAGGTTGCAGATGTCAACGACCGATGCCATGCCGGCCTCCTATCAGGAACAGGAGGGGCGTCGAGGTTTCCCGCCGACGCCCCTCCTGTCAAGTCACAATCCGAGGATCACTCCGATGCTTCGGTCGCGGCGTTCTTGGGCTTCCGCAGCTTGCGAACAGGCTGCTCTTCCACGGCCTTCTCCTCGGGCGCCTCGAGGTACTCGAGGTTCCCGTTGAACGGGCCGCTGTACTCGAACACGTCGCCTTCGTGGCGGTAGTGGTTGTCCACGAAGCAGACGACCTTTGCCTTGACCTTTGCCATCGGGTTCTCCTATCAGGTCACCGAGAAGCCGGACGCGTAGAACTTGCGGCCGTCCTGGACGTCCATCACCACATAGGCGCACACGCTGCCCGTGGTCGGAGTCGTACCGACCGTGGTGTACCGCGCGCCGATGTAACGCTGGCCGGTCGAGAGGAGCTGCGGGTTGAACCGCACGGAGAACTGCGCGTTCGCCGTCAGGCTTGCCTGCGGAACCGCGCCGGACGATCCGATGACGGTCACGCCGGTCGAGAGAGCGGCGTTCGTCGCGCCGATGATCTCAAACGTCAGCGACGTCAGGTTGTTGTATGCAGCGACCGTGACGAAGTTCATGTACAGATCCGAACCTTCGCCAATGTCGCGAGCGACCGCAAGGTCGATGGTGTCCGTGGAAAGCACGGGAGTGCCAGACGCAGGAAGTGCCGCCTGCCCGGTTGCCACCCCGGTGGCAGGCACGGTTCCGGAAACGACGAGATTGGTGTCGAGAATCATGGTGAGTTCCTTCTTTCTTGTTGCGTGGAGCTATCAGCTCACGACGGCTTCGGTGTTGACGATGGCGTCCACCTTGCGGAGCGGAACACCCTGGAAGGACAGCCAGCTGTAGGGCGTGCCGAACTGCGACAGACCCTCGTTGACCTTCAGGACGTACTGGCTCTTGTCGAGCGCAGCAATCGCGAGGCCGCTGTGGACGGTGCGGTTCATGTAGAACGCGGCGCGACCCATCGCCATGTTCGGGATGCGGTACAGGGCGCGGCTCATCATCTTGATGATTGCCGTCGAGTCGCCGGCTTCCTGCGTGCCGCTCTGGGCAATCAGGTCATCGGTGTCGATGTTGCAGATGCGGACGACGTAGCGCCAGTCCTTCACGACCAGACCGTTCTTCCACTGGTAGCGGGTGGCGTATGCCTGGAGGCGGGTGCCATCGCTGTTGTAGACGGTCTGCTCGCCGAGATCCTCATGCATGAGGCCGGCCGAGCTGCCCTTCGGGAACGGGCAGTAAGCGGTCTGGTCGCCCCACACGACGAGGTAGATCGACGTGTTGCTGGTGGCGTCCGAGCCGCCGGCCTTCAGCACGTTCTGACCGTTGCCGGCCGTGCTGCTCGAGTAACGCGGCGCGAGGCCGAGGAACTGCTTCGGGTCGGTGGCGGGGTTGCCGTAGAACAGCGTGGTCGCCTGCGTCTGGTTCATCGCCTCGAGGAACGCGACGTCCTCGGACAGGCGGAACTGCGCCGTGTTGCCGTTGAGCATCGCCAAATCCTTGTCAACCTCGCTGCGAGCCTCGAGGATGCCGCAAGCCTCGTCGACCTGCGCGGTCGTCGACTTGCTGTTCGGGATGCCCTGGTTCAGCGCACGCCAGTACACGCTCGGGAGGCCCGTGCGGATGACGACGCGGTCGCCGGTCGGGAGGTTGCCTTCCTTGAAGACGCAGTCCTCGAGGATCTCGTTGGTCTGCGAGAGGAGTTCCGCGACGACCGGAACGCGGCCCTCGGGATCGGTGCGCTTCGCCCAATCGGCGAGCGTCAGGTTGTTGCTGGAGAGAGTTGCCATTGCTTGTTCCCTTTCGTGGGATTAGGTGTTGGAGTAGAGAACGTCAGCGAAATCGGAGAAGCCCTTCGGGGCGCCCTTGCCAACGGCAGGTGCGCCGCCGACGAACCGATCCTCGCTGATTGCCTTGCCTGCGCGGTACATGAACCGGATCACCTCCGGGTGATCGCCCAGGCCAGACTGATTGAGCAGACTGCGGAGTTCGGCGGTGCCGAACGCATCGAGCGCCTTCTTGGCGACGCCGAGGTTCTCGGAGAGCTTGTCGCCCCCGAACTCCTTGTCGCCTTTGGAGTTGGTCACCCACTCCGCTCGAACGGCCTCGATCTGCGCCTGCTGACGCTGGGCCATCTTGGGGGCCATAGCGTCGAGGACGCGCTGCGCGGCTTCCTGCGACAGGTTCAGCTCTTTGGCGACCGTGCTATACGCCTCCATGACTTCGGGGTCGAACGCTCGACCTTCCTCGGCCTTGAACTCGTACTTCTCCGGCGCGCCCTGCGGCTTGGTGTCCGCAGCCGGCGCGTCGGTCTTCGCATCGGTCGCCCCGGCCTTGCTCGCAGCGGCCGCGTCTGCGGCTTGCGAGTCCTGGGTCGTGGTCGCCTTCTGCTCTCCCCCGTACAGCTTCTCGGCCGTCGCCGCGACGCCGGACGGGGACTCTGATGCAGGAGCGGCTTGTGTGGTGGTTTCAGCCGTTTCCATCATCATTGGTTCGCTCATCGGTCTGTTCCTTCATCATGGTCGGGTAATGCTCGGGGCAGCAACCGTGGACGATTGCCAGCATCCGAAGTCCCGAGTTCCGTGCGCCTTCCGAGAACGCCATCGTCATCGCGTTGGTGTTGAACGATGACCGGAACACGCCTGCCTGGTCGAGCATGCGCCAGACGATCCGCCTGCCGCGCCTGCTCGCCATGAGCCACTTGACGTCCGATTCCTCGGCCTCCCTCGCCAACCTGTCGCGCAGCTCGCGGTTCTGCTTGTCGCGCTCCTGCCCACGCAGGTCGAGAGGGTCGTACTGGCTCACGGCCGAAAGATATCTGTGCGTCTATTTCTTACGGTTCCCGTTACGTGCTGGTGATCTTGAGGTTCCACGCCTCGAGCGTGATGAACTCGTTCGCGGTCGCGATCTGCCCGGTGATGGCGAACGTCTGCGCGATTCCGAATCCGCCGGTCGGCGTCATGGTGACGTTCGCGCCGGTCGACGCTCCGTGTCCGGGGGCAGCAAGGGCGTTCGAGACAAGGGTCGTGGCGGTGTTCGCCCACGCCTGCTTATCAAGGGACACACTCACGTTCGATCCGGCAACCGCCTGCGAATACCATCCAGCATCGCCGATGTTGACCTTGAGGGTCTTGTTGTTTGCGCTTCCCGTCATCGCGAACAGCGCATCGATCTCAAGTTCCATACCGAGCTTGATTCGGTTCGCCGGGATGGTCGCCGACCCGAGGGTGATGTCGGTGCCAACGACCGACACGGTCGGGGTGCCGAGGCCAGCAGCGAACGGGTAGTTGATGGTAATCTTCTTGGTATCCGCGCTGACGTCGGTGACGGTGTACAGGCCGTTGACACCAGTACCGCTAGCCCAGGTGACGCGAACGAGCTTGTTCTGCGCGACCGCGTTGTTGAGGCCATGCACGCCGGCGCTCACCAGACGCACGCTGCCGCTGCTGTCCTCATAGGTCAGCGTGGTGAAAGTCGCCGCAGGGGCGACGATTGACACCGCAGTCGTCGCGCCGAGGTAGGTCGGCTCGTTCCGCATGATCTGGAAGTACAGCTCGCTGCCGTCATCGTCCTTGATGCCGACGACGTCGTTGGTCGTGCTGTCGAACAGGAGGTTCGTTCCGGCCTTCATGTAGGGCATTGTGGTTCCTTCGTTTAGAGTTCAACCCCGGACGGCGAGCCGTAGCCGGAGAACATGTTCATCACATCGGTCAGGGCGTTCTGGTTCCCGGTCGGGGCGGCCGCCATGTTGCGGACGGTCTTCGACTGCTGCTCCATCGCGGCGGCCTGCTCCTTCGCGGCCATCGCCTGGTTGCGAGCCTGCCGAAGCACGGCGACCTCCTTGTCGGCGATGATGAGCGACGGGTCGACGCCGAGCATGTCGGCGTAGATGTCAGCCCATTGGTCGCTGTCGAACTTGTCGAGGATGTCGGGCTTCATCTGCGCGATGGAGCCGAGGTTCCCGACGAAGCGGTCGACGGCGTTGGTGCCGATGGCGCGCTGCGCCTGCGCGAGCATTGACACGAACTCGACGTTCAAGTCCATGCCCTGCAATTCCTCGGGTGCCGGCGGCAGCATGCCGCTCTGCACCATGCGCGTGAACGTGATGTCAATGAGCGGGTCGAGCAGCTCGTTGTGCAGGCGCTCGAGGACGGGGCCGAGCATGAGGAGCTTCTCCTCATGGCGCTCGGCGACCTCGGTCGCGGTCATGCGGGTGTTCGGCTGCGTCGCCAGCATCAGGAACAGGTCGGCGTAGAACGCGCCACGGACGCGCTCGCGGACGTCCTGAATGTCCTGGAGCAGGTAGTTCAGGTTGAGGTTCACCTCGAACGCGCTGCGGATTCCCTGCGACGCGCCGTCGACGAACGTGATCCCGCCGGGGAGCGTGTCGACGTCCCGGTTCTTCATGCCGGCCGACACCTGGAGCGGCGGCTTGGTCTGGTAGTCGATGGCCTGCGCCTTGCGGAGCTGCTCGTGCTGGAGCTGCTTGATGTCGCCGAGCGCCTCCATGCCGGGGCTGTTGCCGTAGATGTCGCCGCCGACCACCGACCAGCGGGGGCAGACGGCGGGGAACTGCATGAACCCGCTCTCGCGCAGGAACACGCCGTCCTCGCCGCCGACCTCGAAGTACCACGACCCGAACGGCATGTTCTTGCCGTCGCGCTTCGACATGTCGCGGTCGGCGCGAGGCTCGATGGCGTGGATGACCGGCACCCATTGGTCGAGGTTGCCCGTGCGGTACATGTTCTGCACCGACACGCTGCACTTCTCGAGGCCGAACTCCTTGATGATCTGCGAGACGGTCATCTCGAACTCGCGGTACAGGGTGCAGACTCGCCCCTGCGCGTCGGTTGAGATGCAGTACTCGCCCGTCGTGAGCGGGTAGTGGTGGATGACCTGCTCGAAGTCGGGCAGCACGATGCTCGCGCCCGTGCCGAACGCGCCGAGTTCCTCGTACATCAGGTGCAGCGAGCGGTAGGTGTTCGACTTCTGGAACACGCGCTGCATGCGCTTGGTGACGTCGTCGAGCCAGAGCTTGACGGGCTGGTACGAGTTCAGCTCCGGGTCGGGCGTCGCGAGCCGGAACCATTGCCGCGCCGGCGA